CAGAGATACTTGCTTTTACGAATGTGTTTCTGCTCATCGCTTTTGTCTTAGGGCAACCTTCAGTAGTATCAAGTAACCAATTAAATCTTGTACAGTATCTTCAGTTTCATCTGTGATACCACGCATCTTGATTCGCATAAGCTTATCATCAATGCGACAGCATAGGTTATGAACAGCATCACCACCTGCAAAGATACCTGCTGGGTTTAGTGCTGAATCACCATACGCCTCATTCTTTAGAAGAAGAAGTTTAGTAACTGCTTCTGACTCCTCAAGTATTAAATCTCTTGTTGTAAACTCATTACGAGAAACATTCAAAACATTATTCAACTTGTTTATATAATCTTTTTCCATATCCTAATATACTCTATAAACCACAATAACCACCATCACACTCTGAGAAATCTTCATCAAACAGACTGAACTGAGAATTGTAATTGATTATTTCTCTGTAGCTTACGTCTGATTTAAAGTTGCCTTTGTTGCCTTCCTCTTGTCTTGCAAACCAATCCATCTTCTCTGGATGCTTATCAGCCATATGCTTTAGTAGCATAGGTCCACGCCACCAACATCCAATGCAGTTGTTCATATAGGCAAACCTAACGGGCTTGTCTCTCCAAAACTCTTCTACATTATCCTTGAATATGCCATCCTCAATAAGTGGGAATGTAGGCTTACAGTAATCTATAACACCCCAGCGGTTCCTTGTACCTGTCTTGGTCCTGCCTATCACAATCTTAACCTCAGTCATACCACGTTCATTGAGCTTGTCGTTCATTGTCTTAGCACGAGACTGCTCATTAGCACGAAACCCAAACCTCATCTCAACATCATCGTCAATGTTATCGTATCGCCATTTGGCTATAGGCATAGTCTTCATATCTGTAGTGCAATACCTTGCTACCTTGTTGGGCAGGTAACCTCCGTGATTCTTGATAGCATCTTCAAAGGCAGGCCCTGTAACCCAAGTAATCTCCTTGCCTATATACTGCTCAAGGTCAAGCATAGTATATATGATAGTATCATCTTCAGCAGTAGAGATGAATGGTGCTTGTAATCTATCCTCTACTAACTTGCGTATCTTCTCATCTTTAAACTTAGACGCTATGTCATTTGTTCTTATGAGTGAGAATACATTATAGTCAGCAGGATAATTAGCAGCAATATAGCTGCTTGTCTTTCCTCCCGATAAACTATTTATTGTCTTCATCTAATAAATCAACTTCTATTTTATAAATCTTGCTCTTGCCATTACCTTCTATAACCAACCTGCCCGATGCAGGGTTAAAGAATATATATCTATTTGTAGAACCAGTGTAGTCTGATACATCAAACTTGTATGTGCTTCCGTTTATGGATATACTTCCATCGGCCTCAACAACAATGTTGAGCGCATCATCTACATTGAATCGTAGGTAAGCCCTCACAAGATTTGCGAAGGCTACCTTTCTATCAAGAATTAGACTGTGGATAGGCGTACTGCTTTTCTCCTCTGCTGTTGAGTTCATAGTATCTGTTTTTCATTTTGTCATAATATAAAGTAACGGTCCCAAGCTTACCAACAATCTTTGGTTTAGCCTTGACCACTGTAATCTCCACTTGGTTAGGCTCGTAAGGCACACCATTACCATCCTCTAATCCGTAGGGGCAACGCCATACATTAACAACCATCATACCTTTACGGGACCATTGCATACCACCTGCGATATCGTTCATCGTAGGCTTATCAACATAGGGTACACCATTCTTGTACTTAGCTTGTTGGTGTTTAGTGTGTACTGTTACAATAGTGTGGTAGTTCTTTTCTGCTGAGTGCTTACGGACCTTAGTAAGTACTTGACCGATAGCAATGTCATCACGAACACCGCTGGACACATCCGTTCTAATCTCAGTGAAGGGGTCAACCATACATCCATCAATGGTAATAAAGTTATCCTCTTCAATAGTCTCTACTGCTGTGTAGAATCCCTCAATGCTGAGGTCTTGTAGACCGCTGTCAATTAGGTAGAAGTGTGAGTTGATAAACTCAATAGCCTTCTCTGTCTCCTCATCTGTAGCAGTAAGATGGTCATTGATTAGGAATGGCTTACGCAAGTATACCCAAAGTAGTTCGGCAAAGACCTCTGTAGGTGAGCCTGTCTCGGGAGTATACACTGCCCACTTCCAACCGCTAAACTCTGATAGGTTCATCATCAGTTCAAATCCAAACTGCGACTTACCTTGGTGCGCCCCAGCATAGATGTATGTGGTGCTACCTTTCTTAACTGAGTACTTGTCAAACAGAGATTCAAATCCTGTCCAAGCACCTTTCTTAACTCCCTCTTTGCGAAGTGTAGATAGTGAGTCTACTACATCTTCTGCTTTGTAAATAATGTTTCTCATTGCTCTTGTTTTTTATTCTCCAAATTCTTTGCTGTAATCTTCCTCTTTATGCGAAAAGCTATTGCTTATTTCCTTACGATAGAACTCTTCTATGATATAGAAATCGTAAACGCTTTTACCTGTCGCACCTACAAACGACATCATCTTCGCTATCATCTCTGGATTGCGATTGATATGGTCAAGAGACTTTGCTCTTGTAACAAACTGAAAGGGTCTGTCCTTTGTACCTTGGTACATATTGACGTATCCGTTACCTCGCTTTTTCTTCCAAGCAAGGCGTACACCAACATCATAAATCATTTGTCCTTCGTCACTCTGCATCTCCTATGTTATTAAGGGTTCCACAATCACATATATGCAGTTGGTTAATGCCAATCACAATGGGTATCTGCTTATCGCATCCACCACAAAAATACTTGTCGCTCATATTACATTTTTATTAGTCTCAACCTACGCTGATACTTACGGATAAGTAGTGCTGAGTTGGTTAGTTGTTTCTGTATGTCTTCATTCCATCCAAACCTACTGGCGTGTAGTGTTATGTTTACTTGGTCTATCATTAACATCTCCAAGTATTTCTGTATCTCTCTTACGTGCTTCCTCTTTCTTGTCATTGCTCTTCCATTTATAAATTAGATATCCGTTCCAACCTAATACTAAAACACATCCTAAAACATCTTCAAGTGTCATTTATCTTTGGTGTTAAAGGTTCCAATTATTTTTTATTAACTCATCTCTTTCCTTAATAGCTTCTTCAATGGAATTATATCTTCCAAATACTTTAGACTTTCCTTTTATTTTCTTAGATATATAGTAATAATCCTTACTCTTCATATCAGTTATATATGTAGGAAATTTATTATTCCTACTCTTCTGATATCTAAGAGCGTTTTCTTGATATGTTACTAATTCAAGATTTACTAAACTACTGTTAAGTTTATTGCCGTCTATATGGTCTACCACAAGTTTTTCTGAAAGGCAATCCTCTATAGAAGGACTCGTATTAAAGGAATGATAAACTGCTTTATGAGTTCTAATCCTTTTTCTTTCAGAACTTGTAGTCGGGTCGTATATAGTAAAAGAAGGGTACTCGCTTGTAATGCTCTGAGATAGTATTTTTGATTTTACTTTTTTTACAGATTGGATATTGTTTTTGCCACCTATTTTAACCTCTCTATTTAAACTCCTAACTCTTCCTAAATTACTTACTTCGTATATATCAGAGCAATATAATTTAGTCCACTTCTCCATTATCTTTGGTGCTTTCATTTCTCTTTGGTGTTAAAGGTTATACGCCTTTGCATACAAATTAATGGATAAGCCCTCCTTTATATGCTTTGGCATATTGTAAGGTTTTACCCTTACTTTGTGACAATTTAAGGCTCATCGTTGTGAGGATTAAAGAAGGGGGGCAATGCCCCCCTACTTATATAGCTGAAATGAAAAAGGGAATTAAAAAGGCATATCATCAGTGTCGTTCACAGCCGCCGCCTTCGGCTTACCTGTGTACTCACCTTGGAGTTGGATGTACTTACCGCCATCACGCTTGTCCTTAATCTCAAGGTTGACCCAGCCCTTTTCATTCTTGCTGTTTGTCAATACCTCAAAGTCCTGTGGACCTAAAGCTACCTTTACAATTTCACCGAACTTAGTGGTGATTACACTTGTCTTTCCAACGAATACTTTGTCGTTTGCCATCTTGATTTTTGTTTAGTTACTTGTTAATAGTTCTTTTAAATGCTCGTACCTTTCCTGTATTGCGATGACCTTAGCGGACATCTCATTCAGTCTGTTTACGTTTACTTCATTTGAATGCTCATAGCCTTCAACAAATGCTTTGACTTTCTTGTACTTAATCGTGTACTTTTTATCAGCCATTCGGTTATCGTGTGAGCCGATATATACCGATACTCCTTTATGGTCAATGCTTAATAGTCTCGCTATCTCACGTACACCGTACCCATAATCATTGAACACAGCACAGGCAATGCCCTTCGCTAATGCTACTTCTTTCTTCTTGCTGTTAGACATAATGTCTGCAATAGCAACACCACTAATGGTGCTGGTCCCCGAGATGATTACATTCTCAAGGCTACTATATGACATCAATGTCCGCACTGTATGGTTTGAATTCTCCATTAATAAATAATCTTTCGTAAAGGTTAATTGAATCTTCTAACTCCTGCTCACCTCTTGCAAGGAAAGCATCTCCTGCTTCGTATATACCCACCTCATAAGGGAACTCTTTCTGTACAACTAAGAAGTAGAACTTATCTACATTGAAGATAGTCTTATACAAGTATGCTTGTTGTGCATAGTTGAAGAAAGCGTTACGCTTAAACTTGTGCATTGGGTCCCGAGTAGTTTTCAAATCCACAAGGTAATTGTCTACACCATTCCAGGCTAATGCATCAGCCTTGCCCTTGACCTTAACCACATTCCCTTGGGCAGTATGGTAGTCCATTACCCCTGGCACTTCGGGAGTAAACTCCAAGCCCATAATATCACGAACAGCATCAACCTTTGATAGCTTATCGTACATACCTTCAACAAGGTGGAAGTCGTTTTGGGTTAGTGCAATGGTCTGAGGATTCTCAGCACGGAACTCCTTGTAGTCGTTCCCTCTGCGCTGACCTTCCCAACCAATGTAGTTTACCTTATCTTCCAAGAACCTTGCGTGTAAGGCACGACCTACATCAAACGCTGAGGTATTAGGCTGTGACCATTTACCTTTGTGCCATAGGCTAAACTTGGTAGGCGATTCTTTCATTAGCTTGAGGGAACTATTGGACAGGTATTCCCTGTCCGCATAGTACACCTCGTCATCGTTAAACCTTTCTAAGATATCCATTACCCTAAGATTTCCTTGCGGACCTTAGACGTAATCTTGTACTTGCCCAGCGCATTCTCCACTGCATCACGCTTACCTTCAGCTACAGCAGATACCATCTTAGCTTTAATCTCATCCGTTAAAGGAAGAAGTGCAGGTGCTGATTGTGCAGGAGCAGGAGCGGAACTTCTGCCGTGGTCGTTGGTAGCATCGGGGTCTTTGGTATCATCAATAAGGAACATACCATTGAGTGCATACTTACGGGCATAGGATGAACTTGCACCGAAGCACTGTGCGATATCCATACCCTTACGATTAGGGTCAATACCTGCTTGTGCAGTTACTACTCTGTCTGCCTCTCCATCAGATACTACAACCATAGACTCAATGTAAGGAATACCTGCAACCTCAGCAACTGAATCTGAGATTTGCATAGTCAGTCCATTGGCTGCGAGTAAAGGCTTTACAGCCTCTAAGATATCCTCAGCACTGCGGTAATTGTAGTTACCGAACTTGTTACGTTGTCCCTTCGGAGCCTTCAACTCTGACTGGACTTTGATTAGGGATTTGTTTAAATTGCTCATATATAATTGAATTGATTACTACTAAATTACACCAAAATATTAATCGTTGACGTAAACATTGTTAATTTTTTCTAAAACCATACTAAGTACGGACTCTTTACTCTCGTTGTTTAGCATTGAACCTTGTAGTAGGTGGTATATATTATCTACTAAATCATCCTTAGTCTCGTGGCTGTTAGGCATCACCTCCTCAAAGATTTCTGACCATCTGTTTATCTCATCCACATATTGGATATCACGATAGTACAGTGCGTTGTTTACTACCTTGCTACAGTGGAGTATGGTAGCGTGGTTCTTCTTTACTAATCTACCTAAGTAACTTGGACTCTGGTTATACTTTTGGTGGAGTATTGACAAAAGACATTGCCTTGCTATAATCACGCTCTCTCGTCTCGTCTCTTCTAATGGGTTCAAGTTGTATTGCGATTTGTAACTTGCTACGAGATGGGCTAATGTACTTTCCATTAGTCTCTTCCTTTCCATACTTCTTTTCATTCTCATTCAATGCTCCTATTAGTTTCTTAACTCTTCTAATTGCTTTCTGCTTCGCAAGGTGTACCTTGCGTACACTTGTGTCTGTATCTGTAGCTAACTCCTTCATTGTTGACTCTCCTATCACACACTCTACCAAGGCTCTCCTCTGTAGGTATGGTAGGTTAGTCTCTGCGTACTCAGTAACGAAGTCTACAAGGTTGTCTATCTCTTTGGTATCTGCAACTGCACTGGCTTGGTACTTGCTGTACTCCTCGTCACCAACTCCATAGGTCAACTCACTATCGTTGCGTACCTCTAAGTTCTTCTCGTTAGCTGAAAGGGAATTGGAGTAGGAGTTAAGTATTGCGTATCGGAATGAAGACATAACGATGCCTGTCATATGCGCCTCGTCCTCAAACTCCTCATCTCTATTAACTAACCTCATCACATTAAGTACGGCAAGGTGGTTAGCCCTCTCCACTACCTCATCATTGTGAAAGGAGTAGCCGTAGTACTTTGCACAGAAGTGCAAGAACCTCATATCCCTTGGGAACCAATTTCGTAAATC